GCTCCTATGGCATTGAACGTGCCCAGCAGCACAGTCACGGCGAGGAGGTTGTCAGTGCCAGCATTCAGACGTTGGCGCGCCGTCTGAGCGACTTCGATCCGGAGGACTTCCGTCTCATTATCTGCGACGAGGCCCATCACGCAGCTGCCAGCACATACCGGAAGATCTTTGATTACTTTCGCCCGGAGAAGCTGATCGGCTTCACCGCAACGCCAAACAGAGGAGATAAGGTTCGCCTGGATACGGTCTTCAGCAAGATCATCTTCCAGAGAGATCTGCGCTGGGGAGTGAAGAACGGCTATCTCTGTGATATCCATTGCCGGCGGGTAGACATTGGGTTCGACATCACCGCAGTTCATACCCGCCAGGGCGATTATGCACCCGGCGAACTGGATCAGGCCATGGACGGCACCGCAGATGCCATTGCACAGGCTTACAGAGATATGGCTGTGGGCGCCACGCTGATTTTCGCTGTTAGTGTACATCAAGCTGAAGAAATTGCCAAGAGGATTCAGGGTGCTGTGGTGGTTACCGGCGAAACCAAGAACCGTTCCGCCATCATTGATGCTTTTACTGCCGGCGAGATCCCCTGCATCGTCAACTGCATGGTATTCACCGAGGGCACCGATATTCCTCGGGTGGAAACGGTCATCGTGGCGAGGCCGACGCAGTCAGAAAGCCTATATGCTCAGATGGTAGGGCGCGGCCTTCGGCTCTATCCGGGAAAGCAGCGTCTGGAGCTGATCGACTGCGTGGGCATTACCGGAAAGGCGTCCCTGTGTACGGCACCCTCCTTACTTGGTATCGACATGGATAATGTGCCGAAACGGAAAGAGAAGGATATCGAGGGAGATCTGTTTGAACTGCCGGAGAAGATTGAGGTAGCCTCCGATTCTCCGGAAAGCTGGGTGAAGAACATCCACCTGGTAGATCTGTGGGCACAGGAAATGAAGTATCAGACTCATGACGTTAACTGGTTCAAGATGCCGGACGGCTCACTGGTGTGTTCCCTGTCTAATAAGCAGCGTATGACAATCCCCTGCTCGGATGCTTTGGGCATGGTAAATCTACCCAACGGCTCCCGCTGCGGGATGCAGGAAGCGCTTGACCGGGCATACCTTACGCTGATCCGGGACCATCAAAATGATCGGATGCTATGGGATCTGCAGGCCGTGCGGAAATGGGGAAAGTCTCCTGCAACGGCGAAGCAGCTGGAAATCATCAAAAAGCGCTGTAAGGGCTTTGACATCGCCAACCTCAGCAAAGGTGACGCAAGCCAGATCCTGAACAGGCTTCTGAATGAGCCAAAGAAACGGAGGGGCGCATGAAATACAAAATTGCAAAGCCGGAAGACCGGGACGCCATGATCGTTATTCTGGCCCGGAACGGATACACCGTGCGGCAAGGCAAGGAGAAGAAACCAGGCGACAAGGTTGCAACAGCGTTTGTGGAGGTGATTGAGCATGGCAGGTCTGAGTGAGGCTCAGCATCAGGCGAATGTCATCAAATGGTCACAGCAGCCCTCTATCCACCGGCAGTGGCCTGAATTGGCACTGCTACATCACATTCCCAATGGGGGCACCCGTGACCCTATCGAAGCAAAGCACCTGAAGCAGCAGGGCGTGAAGTCCGGCGTGCCGGATCTCTGCCTACCGGTACCTCGGGGACAGTATCACGGGCTGTATATCGAGATGAAAACGGAGAGCGGACACACTTCCGATGAACAGGAGTGGTGGGGTGAACGCCTTCAGGCACAGGGCTATGTGTGGCGTGTCTGTCACGGCTGGCAGGCGGCGGTAGCAGTCCTGGAATGGTACCTGCAGTTATGAGCACTGGATTTACGTTTCCCTGGGAAAAGGCTGCCATGCACGGTGAGGAGCTGCCTGAAGGTTTATCCCTGCCGGATCAGATGGCCTACACCTGCCTGCGGAATATCTATTTTCTGTATTATAACAAGACAATCTCACGGGATCAGGCGGCTGCCGAAAAGCAGCGTATCCGGGTTCAATGGGAAAGGGCTGCCAGTGTTGCTGAATTCGAACGGAAACTCTCGGAACACCACGCAAGGGTTATCCGGGAAACAGAAGCGGCCAAGACTGCCTGCCGGAAAGATCCGACAGCGGAAAACGCCCTGCGGCTCTGTAACGCAATAGATGGACTGCCGTCGCCTGATATGGAAGGGATTTGCTGCCATGAGTGACTATCGCCGTTGGACAAGTGAAGAAGAGCAGTACATCCGTGACCACTGGAAAACACAGAGCGACGCAGAGATGGCTACGGCCCTGAAGCGGATGGAGGGCGCTGTGCGTGCCAAGCGCCGGGAACTGCGATGCTCCCCGCAGAAGACTTGGACGCCGGAAGAAGAACGGTATCTGGAAGACCATTGGGGCACGGTGTCCATCCCCGGCATCGCCAAGACGCTGGAGCGGACAGTAGCGGCGATCAAGGTTCGGGCTGAAAGACTGGGCCTTGGCGGGGTGCTGGATTCTGGCGACTATGTGACCTTCAACCAGCTGATGCTTACGCTTACGGACAATTCCCAGTCATACAGCTACCAAATGGAGAGCTGGGTCCGCCGAAGAGGTTTCCCGATCCATACCAAACGTGTTGATAAATGCGTATGGCGGGTGGTTTACCTGGATGAGTTCTGGAAGTGGGCGGAGCAGCACAGGAGCTTCATCGACTTCTCCAAACTGGAGCCGCTGGCACTGGGCAAAGAACCGGACTGGGTGCCGGAGCAGCGCAAAAAGGATTTTCAGGCGTTCGCCCTGCAAAGGAAAGATCCTTGGGCCCCGGATGAGGACAGCCGGCTGAAGATGCTCCTGAAGCAGCACAAGTACGGCTACGCGGAGCTGTCGGAACTCCTGCACCGTTCTGAGGGGGCCATCGTCCGCCGATGCAATGACCTCGGTCTGAAGGAACGCCCGGTTCGCGCCGACAATCACGGGAAGTCAAGCGTGTGGACGGACGCGGACTACCAGGCTTTGGCTGACGGCATCCGGCATGGTGACAGCTATCCAATGATCGGCAAGGTCGTTGGGCGCTCTGAGAAGGCCGTCCGTGGGAAGGTCTATTTTACATATCTGACCGAGGATGCCGACAAAGTACGCGCTATGCTGAAGGGCGGGCCGTGGGGCTTCGGCGCTCCGGAGCCCACCGTGAAGCAGGGCTTTAACCTCTCCAGAACCCGGACAGAGGTGCGAAAGAATCTCTCAGTTCTGGACGCGCTGCTTCGAAAGCGGCTGAATGATTTGGGTTATGACCCTTACTGGCAGCGGTTCATGTGTCAGAACTGGGACCTGATTAAAGGCTGTTCTGCTGGCTGCACCGATTGCGATTCCTGTACGGAGTTCCGGCGGATCAAGCCGCAGTATTGCCGGATGTGCGGCGGGGAGTTTTTGGAACGGCGGGAACAGACCTTCTGCCCGAAATGTCGGACCATGCGGAAAAAGCAGGCCCAGAAGAAATATGCCGTGCTCCACGCGAGGGGCAGGCTATGATTCAAAACTATCGCAATCCCTTTTAACCACCACGAAAGAAGGTAATCACTTATGAGTGAAATTAAGTCTGCCCAGTGCGCAAACTTCACCGCCGCCCTCGGCGAGTCCTTCCGTTTCTGTACCCTGGACGGTGCTGGACGCCCATGCGGACAGTTGCTCACTGGAAAGGTTCAGAAGATCCGTCGGGCCGGGAGAAAAATGGTCGTTGATCTCTATATCCCGGCCAAGAGTTGCACGCACACATACTATGCGGCGGAGATCTATTATCACGGCCGCCCGCGGGAGGGATTGATGTGAAGATTCTCTCCTTCGGTGCGGGAATGCAGTCCACTGCTCTGGCACTGATGAGCTGCGAGAACGCAGTACAGGCCCCGGCTCCGTACCCGCTGGTGCCAGTCTATGACGCCGTTATCTTCTGTGACCTCGGTCTGGAGCCGCCTTGGGTAAAAGAACAGATGGAGTTTACCAAGAATGCCTGTGAGAACGCAGGGATCCCGTTCTATGTTCTGGATACCCCGCTGTACAAGGACTTTACGGAGAACTTCGGAGAGCGCCGGGTCATTAGCATTCCTTGGTGGACACTCGGGAATGATGGCCACAAATCCAAGATGCCCCGGAACTGCACCATCGATTACAAGGTGGAGCGCATTTCCAAATTTGTCCGCTGGGAGCTGCTGGGATACCGGAAGGGACAGCGGCTCCGGTCGGAGGATATCAAGGCTCACGAGATGCACATGGGATTCAGCGCTGAAGAAGCGCATCGATGCAAGGAAAGCAAGAGCCCCATGTTTGTCAATAAGTTCCCGTTGGTGGATATGAGGCTTACCAGGGCGGACAATTACAAATACATCCTGGAGGAATGGGGGATGGACACTAAAGCAAGTGCCTGCGCCTTCTGCCCATTCCACAAGAATTTCTTTTACCAGTACATCCGGGAACACGAGCCGGAGACCTATCAAGCGGTAGTCGGTGTGGATCACCTTCTGCGGGATAAAAACCCGAAGCCGCCCATGGATTCCGACCTGTTTATCTCTCGGAGCCGGAAACGGATTGAGGATCTGACGCCCGCAGATTGCAACGACGCTGAGTGCTTCGAATACTGCGGTCGACAGGTATGGAACGGGTTCTAATGAGAGACTAAAAAGGAGAATCAGCATGAAAGTGATTTATAAAGCGCCCGGCTGCGCGCCGGAGCCGCGGGACATCCCCAACACGCTGGAAGAACTGCAGGCCACCGTCGGCGGCTACATTGAAACCGTGACCATTGCCACGGATGTGGTGATTATTTGCAACGAAGAGGGGCACCTGCAGGGACTTCCCCACAACTGCCGAATCTTCGGAGTGGATTTTGTTGGCCCGATCCTGATCGCCGGCGTTGACGAGGATGAATTCACAGATCTGGATGCCGGCGCAATGGGGGCGCTGCTGGAGGGTTGGGGGAGGTCAATCAAAAATGCCGAAACCTAATACTTACGTTCAGCTGCTGCAGGCCCAGAAAGCTATCCAGCAGCTTCAGCATGACAATCATGTGATCAAGGGCTTCACGGTGCAGCAGTGCTTGGATGTAGCCTTGATCGCACTGCACAACGAGTTTCACTTCGGGCCTAAGATGTCTACTCGCTTTGAATCTGCGTTCCTGGATACCTTCATGGCCTACGCGCAGATGTGCGTTGATGACGCCGCCGACGATCCGGAGATCGTCTACACCAAGGAGAAGATGGATCGGGCACTGCGAGCGGCCTGCGGAGAGAATATTCGCCCGTTCGAGGAACGCTACGCCATTGAGAACCTCTACTTCCGGGAAAAGCTGAAGGAAAAACGTTGAAGGAGAAAAGTATGACAAAAGAAGAACTGATTGCCCTGGCGGACAAGCACCAGGAGAAGGCAGATAAAGCATATAAGAATTATCAGGAAACTGGAATCACACGGTATAGCAGAGACTACCGGAACAGCGAAGATCTGGCGGCGGCTCTGAGAATGGCTGCCAATGCAGAAGAGAATCATAGAAGCCTAACCTCTCTCAGAGTTGATATCAGCCGGGTGGCTTCCAGCGCCGCTGCTGCCGAACGTGCTGCTGAGGATCTGAAGCTCTCCGGAATGACGGCGGTAATCAAGGAACTGCTGGCTGTTGCACGGCTGCATGGGCTTATCGGCGATGAACGGATATAGGGAGGGCGTGAAGGTAAATGAAAGATCAAGAACTCGTAAATGCCCTGCGCCGGTTGCGGGTAGAGACCGGAAGTCTGGCCTGCATGGGCTGCGGACATGAACACAACTGTGGCGTGTCCGGATGCGCAATTATCAACGAGGCTGTGGCACGGATTACAATGTTGGATGAGTCTTTCGGCGAAGGAAGCGTTCTGAAAATGGCCGCAGCTGTACTGGAAACCACGCCCGAAGAACTCCTGCAGAGCACACGATTCCAGGCCGGCGATACGGTGTGGGTGCTTATGCGGGATGAAGATGATGTGCCTTGTGATATTGGCGGCTATATGTTCCTTGCGTTCGCTGGAACTGCTGTAATAGTCACGGCATTCATTGGCGATCATGATGACCTGGATGGAACGCTTGCCTACCATATCGAGGAGACGGCCGTTAATTTTGACTCTGATTTATCGGTATTTCCAATCCCTGACTGTTATGCGGCCCGTGAAGATGCCCAGGCCGCACTTGATGCGGTGGCGTCCCGTGAGTCCCAGCTGAAGGAGAAGAGAAAATCATGAATATTGTTATTGCCGCAAAACTCATGGAGTTATACGCTGCCTGTCCCCGATGCGGCTGCAAGGTCATCGGGAATGAAGGCTCGCTGGAATGCGATACTGCCGCCGGTTACTTTAAGCGTTCCTGTGGCTGCGGCTGGCACGTCGAGGTCACAGAGGTAATCATAGAGAGCTCTATGACCGAGGCTCCTCCGGAGCCGCCGACTGAGGATGTGGATGAGTCTGAGCCCGTGGCCTTTGCCAATCCGGAACCAGAGCCCATCATATATGGATAGGCTGCCTGAGGCTGCGCTATGCAGCTAAAGAAAGAGCCGCAGACTGTCCTGACACCAGACACTCAGACGGTGAAAACCCATTAAACCACTACCTGTTTCTGCGGCCTCTGGGTGGGGACGGTCAAAAGGGCTAAAACCACTACCAATTTCTGTTCCGCCTTCACGACAACTTTTGGTAGTGGTTTTTGCAAAAAAAAGAGCGTTTCCGGCCTCTTCATGATATCGGATTTTGCCCCGATTTTGACGCCTAAAAATCCGATATGCCGGAAAAGACAGGATCCATTGAAAAGGCTGCGTTTGGGGATTGGCACGGTCGCAGTTTTTCACCTTAGCTATAAAGCCCTACGGTAAAAAAGTGTTCCGGCTTCTGCCAGATCTGCAACTTTTGGGGGTGAAGACACCCAACAGATGACCATGCATTTTAGCCACGGATCTGCTGCTGATATCTCATCTGCTGTCTGTTGGGTCTTCCCATTGCCGCACAAGGCTTTCAGCTATCAGACCCGGCGCACGGTCTGTCTACTATGTACACCCAACAGACGAGCGCCGAAATGGTGTCTTTCGCCGGTCACGGCGGAAGCACTATTTCGGCGTGAAGACGAACGAGGAGGCAATTGATGAATAGATTAACGAAATACAGTGAGGAATGCCGTTGTGCTTGCGGAGGAACTATATGAAACGTGAGACATATCAGCGCGGCGTACCGGGTGCCAAGTGGGGCATCTGGAACTGCTCACGGAAGGAATTTCAGTTTGACATCTGCGAGGACACTCCGATGCTGGCGGTGGCCAGACTATTCCAGAAAATCGGTGATGACGCTCGACAGTGGCGCTTTGAACCGAGACAGTTGCCCCGCACGGTAAATGTTAGATAATCTGGAGTGTGTTGCTGGTAAGCACGAAAAGGAACCGGAGATTTAATTCTCCAATTTTGGAGGTCAGCGGAGTTGAACCCAAAACAGCTAAAACAAATCCCATATCTGACCGCCGTTGAGGATGAAGCCGAGCTTGCATACCTACGGGGCTATATTGCGAAAATAGACGACGCCCTTACGCGGCGGATCTTCGAGTTGAGGTACATAGACGGCTGCAGCTGGGTGCAGGTTGCCAGGCGCATAGGCGGGGGCAATACGGCTGAGTCGGTAAGAAAGCGACATAACCGGTACATACGGGCGCATTGAGCAGGGGCTATAAAGGCCTCTGCTTTTTTGTCAAGCATTTTTCCAAAACCTGTCCCTATTTGTCCGGTTTTGCTATGTTATCATATTTCGCGAGGGGTCACCTTTGCGGCCTCATCAAAAGCCATGAGGGTTGAGCTACGGCGGAGAATTGGGGATTCCCGCCGTGGCTCCCCAATAAACGATTATGTTGAAATCATGTTCATATTGCGGGCGGATGCATAAAGTCGGCGAGGTCTGTCCGAAAAAGCCGACCTATGGGAAAAGAAAATACACGGCTGCGGACCGCTTCCGTTTCACGTCTGCGTGGCAGCGGAAGCGCAGCGACATTCTTGACCGGGATTACCATATCTGCCGAATCTGCAACGAGGGCAGTTATGGAACGTATGCCGGTGCGGCTTATTACAGCAAGGGCCTGAGCGTGCATCATATTGAGCCGCTGGAGGAAGCCTTCGACCTGCGCCTTGAGGATGATAACCTGATTACCTGCTGTGCCTGGCACCACAAGATGGCGGAGGACGGCGAGATACCACGGGACTATCTGCATGGGCTTACCCAAACATCCCCCCGGTGGGATCGGTCGTGATCCGGCAGGATTTCGCCACACCGTACTGCTCCCCACAAAACACACCGTTTTCCCGCAACGAAATTTTGAAGGAAGGAGGCAATCATGCCGAAAGCGAAAAGTGCGGCCGTGAAAAGCGGCCATCAGACCAAAGCCGAGAAAGCAGCCCGCCTTGACGCGGAGGAGCAGCTTCGAGGCGATGCCGTGGACATGATGGAGCCTCCTGAATATCTCAACGAACGGCAGCGGCAGATCTTCAATGGCGTTTTTGCGCTGCTGAAACCCACGAAGATCCTTAATGCCGGCGATGTCTACATGCTTACGAACCTTGCCATCAGCATTGAGCGCAAGGAATGTATGGATGACATGATAAACGGCAAGCCGGAGCTGATGGCAAGCGCCAATTTTATGGCCAGCCGTGAACGTTATGAGAAGAGCTATCTGCGCTGCTGCGCGGAACTGTGCTTGTCTCCGGCATCCCGGGCAAAGATGGGGCTGATAGCAGCTCAGGGAAAGTCTGATGCCGATGATCCTCTTGCCGCAGCCATGAGCGGAGGCGCTGCCAAGTGATCAAATCACACCCCGCCTATAAATACGCACAAAAAGTCCTCAAGGGCGAGACCAAGGCACCGAAGTATGTCATCCTCCAATGCGCTGAATTCCTTCAGATCGCCAACGGAAAAAGCAGGAAATACACTATCGATGAGGAAAAGCTTGAGCGGATCATGCGCCTGCTGCGGCTAATGGTCATGCCGAAGGGCCTGAAAGCCTATCAGACGGTCGCGGACGCGCTGGCCGGGTTCCAGTGGCTGTTCATTGTGGCTGTGCTCTGCACGGTGTACCGCAGTAACCGGGAGAAGCGCCGGTATCAGACCGCCATTCTCGAGATCTGCCGGAAGAACGGCAAGACCTTTCTCGTGGCCGTGCTGTTCATTCTTTTGCTCCTGACGGAGCCGAAATTTTCTAAATTCTATTCCGTGGCCCCGGATGGTTCGCTTTCCCGCGAGGTGAAGACCGCCATTGAGGAGATCATCCGCAGCTCTCCGGCGCTCATGGGGAAGCTGCGGGGTAAGGACAAGTTCAAAATCCTGCGGGATTCCATCGTCTGCAACGTGCAGGAGAACGAATATATTCCGCTGAATTACTCTACCAGCCGCTTGGACGGTAAGCTCCCCAGTGTGTTCCTGGCCGACGAGGTGGGAGCGCTGCCGAACGCCTATGCACTGGAGGCCATGCGGTCCGGTCAGCTGACGATCCTCAACAAGCTCGGCTGCGTGATCTCCACCAAGTATCCCAAAATGAAAAATCCTTTTGAGGATGAGATCGGCTACGCCAAGAAGATCCTCGATGGCATTACTGAGGACGAGACCGTATTTGCCCTGCTCTATGAACCGGACGATCCGACCAACTGGATGAGTGATGATCTGATCCTCGCCCATGGCAATCCGCTGGCGCTGGAAGTACCGGAGATCATGGATGACCTGAAGCAGAAGAGAAAAGCCGCCATCGAGGTTGAGGGCCGGCGTGAAAACTTTCTCTGCAAACACTGTAACATCATCTATCAGGGCGTCGGCACGGAGACCTATGTCCCGGTGGCGGATGTGCAAGCCTGCAAGGTAGATCATATCGACTGGTACGGCCGTGAAGTTTATTTGGCGGCAGATCTTTCCATGACTAACGATAATACCGCCATTGCTATGGTGGCGTATGACGAGGAAAACGAAAAAATTCTCGCAGACGTTGTCGATTTTATTCCTGAAGGTCGCATTGACGAGAAAAATCGCGCCGAAAGAATCGACTATCGACAGTTTATCCGCGCTATGAAGTGCATCGCCTGCGGTGATCGCACCGTGGATTATTCCGTGATTGAAGATTATGTCTTCAATATCGAAGAAAAGTTCGGTGTCACGATCATGGGAATCGGATTCGACCGCTTCAACGCGCTTTCCTCCGCCCAAAAATGGGAAAACGGACGCGACGCAAACGAATTCCACCCGGCATGTCCCGGTTATACGGTATGCGAGGTGAAGCAGCATTCAAGCGTACTGCATCCGGCCACCAAGTGGCTGGCTGAGATGATTACAGACGGGAAATTTGCCTATGAGGCCAACGACCTGCTGGAGATCAACTTCGAAAATGCCAGATGTACCTACGACACCAACATGAACCGCTATGTAAACAAGAAAAAATCCAACGGCAAAGTGGACATGGTCGTGGCGCTCATCAATGCGGTCCACATGCTGCAGCAGAATACGCTTTTTGGTGAAACCATGGACTGGGTTATCCAGACTTGACAGGAGGATGCGCCGATGTGGCCGTTTAAAAGAAAAGAAAACAGGGCCGAGGGATCGGCCCCGGATACGCTGATCCAGGCGCTGCTGCAGGGCACGAAGGCCACAAAGGACCGGGCGCTTCAGATCCCGACAATCGCCGGGGCCATTGACCTGATCGCCAATGTGGTGGCCTCCACACCAATCCGACTGTACCGGGATGAGGGCGGCAAGGCGGTGGAAGTGAAGAATGACCGCCGTGTGTTCCTGCTCAATGACGAGACTGGCGACGCGTTGAACGCCAACGAGTTCTGGCACGCCATGATCCGGGACTACTACCTGGGCCGTGGCGGATACGCCTATCTGGATTACGATGGATACCGGGAGTTGCAGAGCATCCGCTATGTGGATGAGCGCCATATTTCCATCATCAAGAACACGGACCCCATTTTTAAAGATTTCAATATCTGCGTGGATGGCCAGGTCTTCTATCCGTGGGACTTCCTGAAGATCCTGCGGAACACCAAGGACGGCGCGGAGGGGCGCCCAATCACCGAGGAGAACAGCCGGCTGATTGAGACCATGTATTTGACGCTGGTGATGGAATACACCATGGCGGCCCGGGGCGGCAATAAGCGCGGCTTTCTACAGACCGACAAGAAGCTGACACAGGAGAACCTTGACATACTGCGAAAAAATTTCCGAAAGCTCTATTCCAGTGATGATATGGAGAACTTTGCGGTCCTGAACCAAGGCATGAACTTCAAGGAAATCTCCGATACCGCTGTGGAAATGCAGCTCAACGAAAATAAGCAGACCAACGCGGCGGAGCTGGCGAAGGTCTTTCACATTTCCACGGAGGTCATGGCGGGCAAATGCGACTCGGAGGGCGTGGAGGGGCTGGCCAAGCTGGCGGCCATTCCGCTGATGACGGTGATCCAGTGTGCCTTGAACCGGGACCTGCTGCGGGAGGATGAGAAGCGTGGCACGGCGCCACTGTATTTCGCCTTTGATACCAAGGAACTGCTGAAGGGTGACCTGAAGGAACGCTTTGACGCCTATAAGACCGCCCTGGATGCCAATTTCATGCAGATCGATGAGGTGCGGTATCTGGAGGACATGCAGCCGCTGGGTCTCAGCTGGATCAAGCTGGGACTGCAGGATGTCCTTTATGACCCCAAAACCAAGACAATCTATACACCCAACACCGGAGAGCTGTCCGCCATGGCGGCGGGCGAGCTGAAAACAAAGAAGGAGGGAACACCGGGAGAATGATGCATATTGAAGTCCGGGCAGACGGCGCCCGCCTTTCCGGCTACGTCAACGTAACGGAGAAGAAAAGCCGTCCGGTCATCACCCCACGGGGCAAGGTGGTGGAGGAGATCGAACCCCGCGCCTTCGAGGGGGCCATCAGCCGGGCCGGGAATATCACGGTCACGGTGGACCATGACAGCACCCACGTCTACGCCAGTACGGATGACGGCACGCTGACCCTGAAAGAGGATGCCATCGGCCTGCACGCGGATGTCCTGATTACGGACAAGGACCTGGTAGAGCTGGCGAAGAAGGGCAAGATCCGTGGCTGGTCCTTTGGTATGTATAACGTCAAGGACACCATGGAGGAGCGGGCGGACGCGCTCCCAATCCGGCACATTCAGGCGCTGGACCTGGACCACCTGACGCTGGTAGTCAGGAAGTGTCCCGTTTATTCCGCCACATCGGTGGAGCTTCGCGCGGACGGCGATGTGGAGGTAGAGACCCGGACCTCCCTGGAGGAGCCCACGGTCACCGGCGCCGGAGAACAGAAGCCGGTATTTGACAATTCTGGATTCAGAAGCCGCATCGCGGCGCTGAAATAAATTTGTGGGAGGAAATGCTTACATGAAGAATCTGAAGAAACTGATGGAGCGCCGCGCAGAGCTGAAGAAGCAGCTGGACGCACTGGTGGACAAGGCCGACACCGAGGAGCGAGCCATGTCCGAGGAGGAGACCCGTGCCTTCGACGAGGCCGAAAAGGAGATCCAGGAGATCGACGCCACGCTGGCACGCGAGGAGCGGGCCCGGAAGGTTACTGAGGTGCAGCCGCCCATGGCGCCGAACACAATGACCGTTGAGGAGCGGGCCGCCGCAGAGGAGCAGGCTTTCTCTGACTTCATTATGGGCCGGGTGACCGAAAACCGCGCCGGAGAAATCCAGATGACCCAGGGCAACAACGGTTCCATTGTGCCCACCACCATCGCCAACCGCATCATCAAGGCCGTGCGGGATATGGTGCCCTTCCTGTCCCTGGCCGACGTGGTCTATACCAACGGCAAGCTGTCCGTGCCCGTGTACGGGGAGAATGCCACCAACTACATCAAGGCCGACTATGTGGACGAAGGCACCGACCTGTCCGATAACATCGGCAAGTTCACCACCGTTGACCTGAACGGCTTTGTGATTGGCTCGCTGGCCCTGGTTTCCAACAAGCTGAAGGACAACACCGACCTCAATGTGGTGGATTTTGTGGTCAATCAGGTGGCCGAGGCCATCGCGGAGAAGCTGGAAAAGGAATTCGTGACCGGTTCCACCAAGATCACCGGCATCACCAGCGCCACCAATGGTGTCACCGCTGCCGCTGCCACCGCCATCACCTATGATGAGCTGGTGAGCCTGAAGCATTCCCTGAAGCAGCGTTTCCGCGCCAACGCCCGCTGGATCATGAACCCCGCCACCTATACGGCGCTGTGCAAGCTGAAGGACAACAACGGCCAGCCGTACTTCAAGGAGGATGAATACAAGATCCTGGGCGTGCCTGTCATCGAATCCGACTCTATGCCCACGATTGCCGCCTCCGCAAAGGCCATCGTGTTTGCCGACCTGTCCGGCTATACCATCAAGGCCACCAAGAGCGTGGAGATCCGGGTGCTGCGTGAGAAGTTCTCCACCAAGAACATGCTGGGCGTGCTGGCCTTCGGCGAGTATGATGCCAGGATCACCGACAGCAAGAAGATCGCCGTTCTGACCATGAAGGCGTCCTGATCGGAGGGGAGAACATGAAGGTAAAGGCTAAAGTCAGCTTTGCCGGCGAGATCTCCATGTTCCCCGGCGAGGTGCGCGACATCTCCGAGGATGTCGCCGCCCCGCTGTTGGAATGCGGGTATCTGGCCGCACTGGATGAGGCTCCCTCTGCGGAAAATCCCACGGTGGAAGATAAGACTCCCACTGCGGAGAATCTTGACGTACGGGACCTGAAGAAGATGAAGCGGGCCGACCTGGAGGCGCTGGCGGCGGATATGGGCATTGAGGACCCGTCCGCCTATAAGACCATCGCGGATCTGGCCGCCGCTGTGGCGGACATCGGGGCCGCTGCGGAAAGCGAGGACTAAATGCGGCCGTCCGAGATCACAGCCGCCGATCTGGCGGTATTTGCGCGGTACTGCGTGGATGCCGAGGAGTATGAAAAGCTGGCCCGGAATGAACAGAACCAGGTTGCGCTTGCCCTCAATGCGGCAAAGGGCTATGTGCGGGGGTATGCGGGGCTGGATCTGGACCAATGCGAGCTGGAGGACGTCAGTATCGCCATTCTGGCCGTGGGTGCGGAGATGCTGGATAACCGCCAGGTGACCGCGCAGTACACCGGGCAGAATCCCATGGTCATGCAGATCCTGGACATGCATTCCACCAATCTGCTGCCGACGGTAGAGGAGGACGACTGATGCGGTATCATGACCATATTTCTTCCATGCTGAACCGGAAAGCGGCAATCATGCGGCTTGGCAAGGCGGCCGAAAAGGACGCCCTGGGCCAGTACCCAGTAGAGGAGCAGCCGGTCGCAACGGTCTGGGCGGGGGTAACTCCCCAGACCGGCAGCCTGCTTTCCGGGCGTGTGGCCGAAACCCAGCTGTCCCGCACCACGCACAAGGTGACGATCCGGTACAGGAAAGACGTTACGCCGGATATGTGGCTGATGATCGGCGGGCAGCGGTACGATATTCTCTATATCCTTGACCCATACCTTCAGCATGAGCGCCTGGAGCTGTTCTGCGAGGTGCGGATGTGAGCACAGAGGCCGGTTTTGACCTGTCCGAGCTGGAGGACGTGAACCGGGAGATCATCGACCTGGTGGACCGGAAATACCCAAAGGCCGCAAAGTCCCTGATGAACAAGCAGGCAAATTCCTTCCGGAGGAAGCTGCGTGCCGCGTACCGGAAGGAAACCAAGAAGCATACTGGTAACCTGCTCAAGGGCGTCAGCAAGTCGAAGGTATATGTGTACCACGACGAACATCAGGTGCGTGTGCGGAACAAAGCGCCCCACGCCCATCTGATCGAGCACGGCCATGCGGTCTGGGTGAACGGCCAGAAGACGGAAAAATGGGTGGAAGGCCGGCATGTAGCCGCCCACGCGATGGAGGACTACCAGAGCGTGTTTGAGGAAGAGGTCAATAAATTCGTGGATGAGATATTGCAGGAGGGTTTTACATGAGAACGATCATTGACACGCTTCATGCGGTATCCGGGCTTGTGGAGGCGCTTTTTGGCGAGCCTCCGACCTCCAAGGACATCCACGAAGGCTTTACACGGCCATGCACCTATGTGCAGCCCATCCTTATGCAGACGGAAAACTCCGGTGACCTGCGCCTGGATACGTTTGAGATTCAGATCATCCGTCTGGCCGAAAGGGCGGAAACCGGGTATCTGGAACTGCTGCAGTACCAGGCCACGCTTCGGGAGGCGCTGGAAGATCCAATCAAGGTAAGTGACAGCTTTTTCATCTATCCGGAGGAAGTGAGCTTTGAGCTGAGCCGTGAGGATATGGCGCTGACCGCATCCTTTGAGGTGACAAACGTGCAGCTCCGGCCGGAGACCGGCGAAGAGGACTATATGGAAGATCTGGAGATCACAAGAAAGGACTGAGTAAATGGGACTTCCGACCATTGATTTCATTTTCAAGACCAAGGCGGCTACGGCAATTTCCCGTTCCGCCCGTGGCGTCCTCGCCATTGTGGTGCAGGACGCCACTAAAACCAATTTTGCCTATAAGACCTACGGCACACTGCTGGATGTTGAGTCCACGGATTACACCGCCGCAAACTATGCGGCCATCGCAAGGGCCTTTGACGCGGCGCCGTATAAGGTGACCGTGGTGCGCATCGGCACCGATGAGGACATGGACGACGCCAAGGCCGTGCTGGCCACGCTGACCTTCAACTGGATCTGTACGCCGGTGAGTACCCTGCAGGCGGGCCTTTCCACCTATGTGAAGGCCTATAACACCGCCAGCAAGGCCCACAAGATCAAGGCCGTTGTCTGCGGCGTCACCGCCGCCAACGATGAGCACATCGTCAACGTGCCCAACACCAGCGTGACGCTGGTTGACGGCACGGAGCTGAAGATCGAGCTGTACCTTCCCCGGCTGGGCGGTATCCTGGCGGCCTGCCCCATGACGGAATCCGTCACTTACCGGGAGCTGACGGATCTGTCCGGCGTATCCGAGGTGGCTGACCTGGACGCCAGCATCGACGCCGGCAACATGCCCCTGTTCCAGGATGATACCGTTTTCCGTATCTCTCGCGGCGTCAACACGCTGACCACGCTGTCCGGCGGCAAAACGGAGGATATGAAGAAGATCACCGTGGTAGAGGGCATGGACATGATGCGCGAGGACATCATCACCACGTTCAAGGCCGGGTATCTGGGTAAATTCAAGAACAAGGCGGATAACCAGTCCCTGTTCATCTCCGCCGTGGTCGGTTACTTCAAGAATCTGGCCCGGGAGGACGTGCTGGACCCGGATTATGCCAATACGGCCGGCGTGGATGTGGGCGCACAGAAGGCCGCATGGGAGATCGTCGGGACGGACACCAGCGGCTGGGACGATGCCACCGCTAAAAAGCGGACGTTCAAGAGCTTTATGTACCTGGAGGCCGATGTCAAGATTCTGGACGCCATTGAGGACCTGAAATTTGTGGTCAACATGGCGTAAAGGGGGAACTGAAGTATGAAAAATTTCGATCACAATAAGGTTTTTCGCGGCTCCTTCGGCAAGGTCTGGCTTGATGACGAAAAGCTCGCCAATGTCAAGTCCTTTGAGGCGAAGGTCACCCTGGATTATGAGGAGATGGACGTCAACGGCGACCTGGGCAAGAAGCAGCGGTACATGGGCTACAGCATTTCCGGCACCATGGTCCTGCACAAATACGATTCCACGATCCTGAAGAAGTACAAGGAGGGCATCGTCACCGGCGAACTGCCGGAGCTGAAGTTCGTGGCGGCGCTGGACGATCCGTCCGCCTACGGCGCGGAGCGCGTGGCGCTGTACGATGTGACGCTGGATGAGCTGGCCCTCAGCAAGTTCGAAAATAAGGGCCTGGTTGAGGAGGAAGTCCCCTTCAAGGCCGGTTCCTTCGAACTGCTGGACCTGGTGTAAGCCGAGAAAGGAAACGCGGATATGGCAAAAAAAGCGGAGCTGAAGAAGCTGACACTGAGCGACCTGATCGCCCGCAAGGAACAGCGGGAAGCCGGCAGGATCGACTACCGGGACGTCAAGGTGGAGGCGCTTGACGGCGCTCTGACACTGAAAAAGCTGCCTCTCTCCCAGGTGCTGACGATGCTGGACGATCAGAATGAAAACGCGAGCATGAAGGAGAACCTGGATTTCGAGGTAGAGCTGATCTATAAGAGCTGTCCTATGCTCCAGAACAAGGAACTGCAGGAAGCCTATGGCTGCCAGGAGCCCTATGACATCGTCCTGCGGGTGCTGGACGACAACGTGGGCGCTCTGGCGGAGCTAGCCAGCGCGGTCCTTGACTTCTACGGCATGGGCGACAGCATTCGGGACCAGTTAAAAAACTGATCCGGGGCGACAGTGACTTCCGGCTGCTCGCCCACTACATCGGCCGGGGGCACACGCTGGAGGAGCTGCTGTCGCTGACGGCAGCGGAGCGTGCGTTCTACGAGGCCGCCATGGAAGTGGAAATGGAGGCGTGGGATGGCGGCAACTAAAAAGGTCAATATTCTGCTGGCGCTGAAGGACCAGTTTACCAAGCCTCTAAAGAACACAACGGCAGAGGTCAAAAAGCAGCAGAAGCAGATCAAGGCGGCAACCAGCGTCATCAACGGCTGGGCGAAGAACGCCAACAACAAATTCAAGAGCGTCTGCGGGGTGGCCGGCAAGGTCGGCGCGGCCTTCCTGACGCTCGGCGGCGTGATTTCCGTGGCAAATATCAAGTCCTGGGCCACTGATGCCATGGAGGGCTTCAACGCCGCGCATGAGGCGGAAACCAAGCTGGAAGCCGTGCTGAACAATGTGCCCAGCATTATTGCCAAGGGCACCGGCGCGGCCGCCGCGGCCAAGGACAACCTTGTAGCACTGACCGATAAACTGGAGGAAAACGGCGTTGTTGCCGGAGACGTTTCTGTCGCTGGACTGCAGCAGTTGGCTACCTTCCAGCTGACGGAGGAGAGCCTCGCGAAGCTGGTCCCCGGCATGGCGGACCTAGTCGCGCAGCAAAAGGGCCTGAACGCAACCCAGAGCGACGCCGTCAGCATCGGAAATCTGATCGGCAAGGCTATGACCGGTCAGACGGGCGCACTTTCCAAAGCCGGTATCATCATGACCAAATACCAGGAAAAGGTCATGAAGACCGGAAATGAGGAGCAGCGGGCCGCCATGATGGCGGAGATCCTGCAGTCCAATGTGGGCGGCGTCAACGCGGCGCTTGCGCAGACGGATGTCGGCAAAATACAGGTGGAGCAGAACCTTCTTGGCCGGGCCCAGGATGAGATCGGTGAGAAGCTGGTCCATCTGAAGGCGAATCTCTCTGAAGTAGCCGCAAAGTACATTCCCAGCCTGCAGAAGGCGGCCATCCGGTTCATTGACATGGCAGCACCCAAAATCGAGGGTGCCATCGCCTATATCGAAGCCCACAAGGACACCATCAGGGCCGGAATCGACAAGATAGGAACGGCGGTTTCGGCGGCGTATCAGGTGGTCAGCAAGGCCCTTGGGTGGATCAAAGGGAACGGCAAGACGCTGATTCCTGTTTTGGGCGGTATCGTAGCCGGATTCGTAGCCTTTAACGCCGTGACGGCGGTTGTATCGACCGTTACCGGCACCCTGGCGACCCTGACCACCGTAGTCAAGGGCGTTTCTGCTGCAGGCGGCGTTCTCAACGCCATTATGGCGGCAAATCCCATTCTGCTGGTTGCTCTAGCGATTGCGGCGCTGGTCGCGGCGGGAATTGCGCTGTGGCAGAACTGGGACACGGTCAAGGCAAAGGCCCAGGAGCTGTGGGGCAAGGTCAAGGAGGTCTTCGGCGGCATCCGGGATTCCATTACCGGAGCGTTTGATACGGCCAAGGCCAAGGTGACCGGCGTGATCGACTGGATTCACGACAAAATTTCCGGTATTGGCGAGGCCATCGAAAAAGTCCCGGTCCTGGGAACACTCTTCAAAGGCATCAAGGGCGCGGCTGTGACCGTGAAGAACGCCGTTACCGGCCGGCACAATGCCACCGGCAATAGCTTCTTCCCCGGCGGCGCGACCTCCATCAATGAGGGCGGCCGGGGCGAGATCGTAGACCTGCCCAGCGGCACCCGGATCATTCCCCATGACGTCGCGAAAAAGTCTGCTGGCCGGAGCATCATTCTAAACCTGAAGCTTATTATCCAGGGCAACGTCATTGGGAACAAGGAGTACATGGAGCAGACCGGTGAATACGTGGCCAACAAGGTCATTGAAGCACTGGGGACGGTGTAGGAGGTTGCGTTTTGGATCTGATCTTATCCTACAACAACAATGAGGTCGTGATGGTCTTTCCTGTGGTCAACAATGAGGGCGTGGAGATTCAGAGCCCCCAGAGCAATGGGACCTTTGACTCCACGCAGGGAGAGATGAACACCATCGGCCCCATGGGGCTCCGCTCCATGAGCATCAGCAGTATTTTTCCGAACCATGACTATCCGTGGATCAGGCCTCGGGCCAGCGCGGACGGCTGGCGGTACGTGAGCCTGATTGAAGCGGGCCGGAGGCGGTACATCCCCTTCCGGGTCATTCTGCTGGACAACAGCGGCAGCGTCATCCTCAATATGGCCTGCACGGTGGATAATTTCGCTTACCACCGGGACAGGGCCGGGGATATTTCCACAACGGACGATCTGGACAGCCTGGCGGTGAGCATGACGCTCTCCGTGCAGCAGGGCGTGCTTGACCCTTACCATAAGCCCCTGGGGCTTTCCTGCGGCGACCGCATCCTGTTCTACAAGGACGGAGCTCTGACGCTGGACGGACAGATCTATTCAATCTCCGGAGATTACAGGGAAAAGCAGACCCTAACCGTGTATGATGACGGTGTGCTCCTGAGCAAGAATGACCTGATTATCCAGTTCAATGGGGCCTCGGCCAGTCAGGCTGTCCGGCAGCTGTGCGATCGCCTGGGCATCCCTGTTGGGACGCTGCCGGACCTGCCGGCGAAAGTCACGCACCTGTACCATGATTCTGTGAGCACGATCCTGGACGGCATCCTTGACACGGTGGAGGCCGAGACCGGGAAACGGTATTTTGTTCGCATTCGCGGCGGAAAGCTGTGCCTTCTGCAGCGGGCTTCCCGCGGCGTGGTCGCGGCCCGCTACCGGGCGGCGGACAACCTCCCGGCGCACCTGATCCAATTGGCCGCCGGCAGTCCCAGCGTAAAGCGGAGCATCGAAGATCTTCGGAACGCTGTGACAATCTATTCCGACCAGGATTCCAGCGTATCGGTGCTCGCCACGGCCTCTGACAGCGCCAGTATCGAACGGTACGGCCGCCGGATGAAAGTGGACACCTACAGCGACAAAGACGGCGCTACGGCCGCCCAGAAGGCCCGTACGCTGCTTTCCGCACTCAACAGGGAAAACGAGGAGATAACCGTGCGGACGTTCGGCGCGGATAACGTTACGGCCGGTGTGCTGCTCTATTTTGACCTGGAGGAATTCAAGGGCACGTTTATGGTGTCCGCTGTGACAAAGCAGTATGGGCATCCCTATACCATGGACATGACGCTGAGGAGGATTTGATGGGCTGGGAACACAAAATGGCACGGGAGATCAAGAGCCGGGATAACCCGAAGCTGCCGAGCATATTCAGCGGGATCGTGGTCAACGTGTCCCCGCTGACCGTATCGGCCTTTGACGGAGCCGCCATGCTTCAGTATCCGCAGGTACGGCGCGTAGATCCGTGGATGCAGTGTACCGCATATAAGGGCTGTACGCCGAAGGACGGTGCGACCTGCCACTATGACGGCGGGAAAGCCATGGGCAACTGCGCCGGATGCAACCAGGGGAAGTGTCTGGAGCTCCGTCCGCTTCAGACCGGCCAGGAAGTGCTTCTGACCGGGGACCAGACCTATTTCATCCTGGGGGTGGTCCAATGATTTTTCCGCTGGCGACAAACGCCGCCGAAACGCTGGACGACCCGCTGACAAAGCCGCTGGCGGCGTCCTTCGCTTTCGATTATAAAACCAAGACATTCCGGCTTGTGGATGGAAGTCCGGTGCTGATCTCCGGGGCGGATGCCGTGGCCCAGTGGCTGGAGCTGTTTGTCAGGACGGTGCCGCAGCGGTTTGCTGTCTATGACGGGCAGGACTTCGGCGTGGACGCCACGCAGCTGATTGGAAAGAAGATCGTGCCCAATGGCGCGGTCATCAGTGAGATCAAGCGGGAGATCGAGGAAGGGGCGCTTTTGTGCCCGGCCATCCAGGCAGTTTATAACTTCAAGCTGTCCGGCGGCACGATCAGCTTTACCGTGTCGCTGGATGATGGAGAGGAGCGTGAATTGAGCATTGAGTTATGACGTCGAAACGGTCCACGGGCAGATGCTGGAAGCCATTTCGGACGAATACCAGAAGTCGGTCGGCTTTCCGGCGTGGGATATAACGCGGGCCTTTGCGCTTGCGGTCTGCTCCTTGGGGGATGATGTGGATACGGCGGTCGGTAAGACGGACGTTGACGCCCTCTCCGGCGATGAGCTGTCCAGGTGGTGCGCCCAGCGCCGTGGCATTACCCGCCGTGCCGCAGTGGCGGCCTCCGGTACGGTGACTATCGTGACCGGGCAGGGAGAGATCAATACCGGCAATCTGTTTGAAAGCGAAGGCGGTATTCAGTTCCGGGCCGCCGAGAGTAAAACGGTGACGGAAGGCGACACGGTAGCGGTGGAAGCGGTCATCCCCGGCATCTCCGGGAACGTCGCCGCCAATACCGTGACGAAGATGCCGGTCACGCTGTCCGGTATCGCCGTTGTGACCAACGAGAAGGCCATGACCGGCGGTTATGATGAGGAAACGGACGAGGCCCTGCGGGAGCGGTACTATAACGATCTCACGATTGTCCAGAACGGAGCGAACGCCAATTCCTACGCAAAGTGGGCCCTGGATGTATCCGGCGTTGGCCGCGTGAAGGTGTTCCCTCTGGCCAATGGCGCGAACACTGTGGAAGTCTGCGTGATCGGCAGCGATATGCGGCCGGCTGCCGCTTCTCTGGTGAAAGCTGTGCAGGATTATATCGATCCCGGCATTACCGGAAGCGGCGCTGGTGTCGCGCCGATGGGTGCGTATTGCACGGTGACAACTGCGACCGCAAAGAGCATCAACATCACCTGCGTGGCCACGCTGATGCCTGGATACAGTCAGGCCACCGTGCTGGCCAACATCAAGGCGAAGATCACGGCATACCTGCAATCCGTCGCGTTCACCGGAACCTATGTGAGCTACGCAAAGGTGGCGGACGCTGTGATGGATGCCGAGGGCGTCAGCGATTATGCATCCCTGAAGGTCAACGGCGGAATCGACAACGTCAGCGTGGGGGCCCGGGAGGTTGCGGTACTGGGAACGGTGGGCATAGGAGGATAACATGACCAAAGAATATATCCTGGAGCAGTTGCACCGCCTGTACCGCTCGGACCCCTGGCTTGACGCCCTGCTGTCCGCCGGCACGGTGACCATGGACCAGCTGGCGGAACGGGTGCTGTCGATTTACAACAGCAACTGGTTTGATACGCTCTCGGAAGAGTACGTTGATCTCTATGAAAGCAAGCTAGGGATCGCGAAGAATCCGTCCAAGACACTTACGGAGCGCCGGGCCGCCATTGAAGCACGGTGGAAAAGCTCCGGCAAGGTCACGCTGGAGATGCTGCAGGCCGTTGCGGACAGCGTTGCGCCCGGCAGTACCGAGGTCACATTCCGGGACGGCGTTATTGAGGTCAACAGAGAGGGCCAACTTCCGGGGGATGCCATCGTGGACGCGATAGAAGAGCTGAAGCCGGCGCATCTCCCGGTGCAGCAGAGCGCGACGCTTGGACTTGACCGGGCGGAGGCCCTGCACGGCGGCGTGCTGATAATCATGTATGGGGAGGTAATTTCGTGAGCGATACTAATGTCTATAGCCAGATTCTTCGGGAGGATATTCCGGAGTCCTACCGGGACCTCCTTGATACCCTCGGCAGGGAAACCTTTTTTAAGGTAGTTCGTGCGTGCAGCGGTCAGAACCTGTATATCCCCAAGTGGGAATCCCTGGAACGCAACGCCCGGGACCGGGACATCCGGGCGCGCTTCAACGGCGGCAACTACCGAGCCCTGGCCGTTCAGTTCCGCCTATCCGAGCGGCAGATCCGCAAAATCATCAACGGCACCCGCACCTGACCTGCACGAAAGCAAGTCGGATATCATAAGAAAGGGAAACCGAAATGGATCTTTATCTCTATAAGATCGGAACAACTACCCCGGTTCTGACGATTAAAAATGTAACATCCTATACGGATAACTCTGTTGAGGGAGAAGGATCACCAGATCTGGACAGAGAGCCTTCTGACCATTGTACTTATTCTCCGCTGGCGGAAGGTTACGAGCTATCCTCTAAGCCGGACTGCTCCGAGACACTGCGGGCGGCGTACCGGGAAGCGCATCCATCGCCGGAAGTCTGGCGTGAAGAAATGGAGGCCATGATGGCAATTGCGCTCTACGGAGGAGGTGACGAGGCGTGACGATGCAACTGAAATTGCTGGTCCGTGTTGTAAAACGCAGGGTCGGCAGTGGAGAAGACCTAGAGGAAGTCTTGAAGGACTATCCCAAATTGAAGCCGGCGGAAGCTGACGAGGTCAGAGCGGCGGTTGGAAAGGAGAACAGCGATGGAAAATAACTCTGCACTGCACATCAAAACCGTTATCACCGGCGTGATCGCCGCGCTGACGGCCTTCTGGGGCTGGTTTGGCTGGCTGGTGATTATCTGGGTGGGCCTGATGTTGGCCGATTGGTTGGTAGGCTCCGCTGTGGCCAGCAAGGAGGGCCGCTGGTCCAGCGCCAAGCTCCGGGAGGGAGCCTGGCACAAGGGCGGTATGATCGTCATTGTATGCGTGGCGCTGGTGGCAGACTGGCTTATTGGCATGATGACGAGAAACCTGCCCGGTATCGCGCTGCCATTTACGTATACAGTACTGATCGGGCCATTGGTGATCGTATGGTACGTCATTGGGGAACTTGGCAGTCTGGCGGAGCACGCCGTCCACATGGGCGCGCCGGTCCCGGAATGGCTGCCGAAAATCCTGGCCGCTGGCAAGTCCGCCGTGGATGCCGCCGGTGACAAGATCGTGGGCGAAGACGAACCCCACGAAGAATCTTAAAGTAATTTACATGTAGCTTCAAGTAACCCCTGCCGCGGATGCGGCTCCACATAAATCTTCATGACAGAAAGGAAGTACATTATGAGCAAGATCACTGACATCATCAACAAGTACACCGTGGGTGAGGCCACTCTGGAGGACACCAACACCGCTCTGGCAGAGATGGGTGCTGATATCCACCTGGAGCCCGGCAAGCATGAGCTGACCGCCGAAGAGACCGCAGCGGCCAAGGCAGACACCGCCGCTACCGCCAACGGCTATGGCCTGCTGGATACCGGCACCGGTTCCCTGGATAAGGTCCAGGTCAAGGACGGTCATCTGGTGGACTGCGACTGCGGCGAGATGTACGCCCTGTGCATGATCGCCGGAAAGACCTTCCGGGTGCAGGGCACCGCACTGGTCGAGGCGGAGGAGTGATGACCGCCCTGAAGGCAAAGACCCGGGCCGCCGTACTTCAGATCGCGGAATGGCAGCTGGGCGTGGTGGAGATGCCCATCAACTCCAACAAGGTCAAGTACAACACCGCCTACTACGGCCGCGAGGTCAGCGGCGGGGCGTATGCCTGGTGCATGGCCTTTACCTGGTGGGTGTTCCGGGAGGCTGGTTTCAACCTTTACAAAACGGCCAGATGTTCCGCCTTCGTCCAGCGTTACCGGACGGCAGCTCCAGCGCAGGTGGTGACCAGCGGCTATAAGCCGGGGGACATCGTGTTTTTCGATTTCAGCGGAAAGCGGAAGAAAACGGAGCACGTGGGCATTGTGGTGGGTGTTGTAGGAAACACGATCCTTACTATTGAGGGCAACACCGGCACCGGCAATGACGCCAACGGCGGCGCGGTGATGAAGCGGCGCCGGGATGTTTCTCTCATCACCTGCGGCATTCGGCCCGGTTATCCGGATCCGGCCTAAAACCAAAACGAGAACCGCCCTGCAGCACTGCGCTGCGGGGCGGTTTTTTTTACGAAAAAGGAGCGACACCCGACGAGTACCAGTCGTCGGGTGTCTATTTTTGTATAAAGAAAACCACCGGCAATGCCGGTGGTTCCAAAGAGCTTTAGCTATGCCCAGAAAAAATATCCGAGCGAAGCGAGGAACAAGTCTGGAAAGCGGGCGATAAGGTGTGATTCAAAAAGACGGATAACCAGGGAGAAACGAAAAGCAAAATGCGCCAAGCCGATATTTCAATAGCAGTAGGGCGCATCATGCAGTAGAAAGAAGATTCGATGAACCTATAGGTTCGGCTGGTAATAGGCCCCAAGGGGGCCTGTGCAAACCACCGGCACGGCCGGTGGTTATGATTCTGTTTGTGTTTGTGTTTGTGTTTGACGCATAGACCAGTCGAAAGTGATACAATCGCCGTTTTCAGTACACGGCAAGATTATATCACGTTTCGGGTGGCCTGGCAAGGGGTCAGGCTGGTATATATTGTGCTGAAGGATGGTTTTGCCTAACGGCCGAAAAGCCTGAGAATAAATGAATACGGTACACACAAAAGTACACACTCGCCATTTATATGGGCTAAATAACGTTTACCAAAAGTTAATAAAAACAGCGGTTTTATATACTATCTAATAACTTTTTTGCCGTGATAAAGGGCGGCGTCTGGTTCGAATCCAGTCGGGCGTACCATAAGGTGGCAACAATTCGGATATTTTAAGCGCAACGCTTAGAATACCAAATGGTTGCCGCCTTTTTTTATTTCAAATTCTGCGCTCAGAAAAAAAGATATTTTCGCGTTATTTTGGTAACTGGGGAGATTCGAACTCCCCCTTTTGCGATTTCAAGGGCAGAATTCAAAGAAACGCCCTTTTTGCGGGCGCAAATTAGAGCGTTCTTTCCTCAAAATTTCACACGATCTTTCGGGCGTCTGTTTGTTGGTTTCGTCGAAGCCATCAAATAGGCGCCCTTTTTCATTTCACAACTTAATCTATCACCCGGCCGGAGCATTTCAGGATGCTCCGGCTTATTTTTTTGCTTACGAGGAGGACTCCAAAATGAACAATCAGAATGAAACCACGCAGCTCCGTTACCTTGAAGAAACCGCCACCCGGCTGCGACAGAACGGTTTCACGGTGGAGCCGATTGAGGATCACCACCTGCCCGTCTGCTGGGAAAAAGGGCGTCTCTGCCGCATATCCGGCAAGGGCAGCGTGTTGTACCGGCAGGAGTGTGTCGACGTCCCCGGTGCGCAGGATGCGCTGCAAAGCGTAATCGACATCGCCAAAATGACTTCGGAATACATGGTAATTCTGGAAACCGCGCCGCGGCTCAAAGCCAGCGGACTGGATGGCGACTACCGTATCCTCGCGGACTTCGGTGACGCGGTGCTGGCGGGCCACCCCACCGAGCGGGGCGTCCAGTTTGTGACTTGGGAGTGGGACTTCGACCGAGAGGGCGTCCATCACGGACATTATTTTCAGGATGACTACGACGCCGCCAAGCGGGACTTCACCGTGCGCGGCGGGCTTGTTCCAAAAGACGCCCTTTTTGAGCCGGAGCAGCTTGCGCAGATCTACCACGCACTGTCGTTCGTCCGTGAACAGGACGAAACTCTATCCTTCGGACGAGATCAGGAGCTGAAAGAACTCATGGAACAGGTCGGCGGACTGCTGCCCGCGGATGCTCCGCGGCAGCGGGACGCGCCGGAACAGAGCGGCATGACAATGAAATAGGTATCCACGCGGGCCGAGCATTTCTGCTCGGCCTTTTTATTTTAACAGGAGGAAAAATGATGGAAATTCATGGCACGATCCACTTCAAACTCATTCTTCCGCACTTCCCCGGCTTTCAGCAGGAACCGCTGCCGGCGCCTGTTTGCAGCCGCTCGCCGGAGTGTGACGGCTGCCCTTATCCCCGCCACGGCTTTCTCTGCTGGGGCGCGGACGGGACCTGTCTGCGGACCAGAATGAACAAAATCAACGGATTGGAGGAAAACACAAATGATGATTCAAGCGGTTCTCGGTAATCCCAACCACCCGGAATACGGCGTGGCGACCATCCCGTTCCCTATTCCGCATGACCAGTACGCACACTGCATGGAGCTGTTGGGGGCATTGGAGATCGGCGACGCGGTCAAGGCGGACTGCAAGGTGACGAAGATTGACAGCTTCTACACCGTCCTGAAACGAACGGAGATGCTCACGGTCAATGTGGAGGAGCTGAACTACCTCGCCAAACGGCTGGAAAGCTTCGATACCGGCGAGGCCGCGCAGTTTCAGGCCATGGCCCACAAGCTGGAGCTGTTTGAGTTAAAGGATATCATCAACCTGACCTTCTGCTGCCAGCAGGCTACGGTCATCACCGACTTTTCCGACCTCGCCGCTGTTGGCCGTGACCACTACATGAACCTGCACGGCGGCAGCGCAAGTGTGGATGAGCTGAACAAACTGGATGGCGAGGAAACCGCGCGGCGGCTCATCGAAAACGGCGGCGGCACGATCACGCCCTACGGCGTGGTCTACGACAACGGCATGAAGCTGGAACAGGTCTACGATGGCCGGTTCTTCCCCTGCTATTACTACGAGCCGAACGCCATCACCGTTGCGGTGACCTCAAAAGCCGAGCCGGAGGACACAGAACACATCACATGGCTGTTCCTCCCCATGGAGCGGGAGGAGATCGACCGCGCGCTCCTTCGCGGGGGCATCACAGATCCCGCTGATGTCCGCCTGCGGCTGGAGGACAGCCAGCTCCCCAACGAGGTGGATGTGCTGCTGGATATGGAGCGTGAAAATCTTTCTGACCTTAACGCATTGGCACAGGCCGCGGATAGCCTTTCCGATAGCGACATGAATAAGCTGGGGGCCGTGGTCATGCTGGCAAAGCCAAAGTCCGCGGCACAGATCAAAAATCTTGCGGAAAACCTTGACCTGTTTGACTTCGCCCCCGACGCGCACTCTCCCGCCGAGTACGGCAAATACATGATCCAGCAGTCCGGTCATTTCGACTATGACGAAAATCTCGACGCTTTTTATGACTATGAGAAGTACGGCACGGAGCGCATGAACGCCGAGGACGGAATGTTCACCGACCGGGGTTACATCGCCTATAAGGGCTATATCAGCATGGAGGAAGTAATGAACGGCGGTCAGAGCAGCCACATGGTGATGGGAGGGCTTTCACGATGATCATTCAAGCGGAACTCAAATGTAAGCAGACCGGGTGCGAGGCAGATCCCCATAGCATACACCCAAAAACGTGTAAAGTTAAATACCACACCGAAAGGAGACCAAAATCTTGAAAAATGCAACGCAATTTCATATCCGACCTGCCCGCCCGGAGGAGGCGGGCTTATTTTATGCCCAGCACCCCGAAGAAAATAAGCGCCTTGGCGCTGTCGGCTGTGTCCGCATGGACTTCGGGCGCAGCGGAAACGAGTTCTGGCATACCTGGTGGCCTCGTGGTCCGGAGGAGCTGAACAGCCCCGCGTTCAAGGCAGAGCTGCAAGAGGTCGTGGACACACTGCGAGAGGATGTGCTGAAAAGCCGCTTCGCAATGGAGCGTTTCTGCTATGAACACGGCGGGAAAATCGACGGCGGCTATGTACAAAACTACGGATACATCGTGGAAACGGAGCGCTACCGCTACTGCCTGCGCTGCAACCCCTCTCCGGGCGATTATAACGGCTATCTGGCGGTATACGATTTGGCCGTCCAGCGGCAGAACATGGCGCGGGACAAGCCCCTGGTGGGCCGCGTCACCTATGCCAATGGCGACGCGCAGGATTTTACCGATGCCGAAGCCTTTCTCAAGTGTGTGCGGGAGGAGCTTCCGTATCGCCCGACCACAGGTCTGCGCTACGAAGTGATGACCGACGATCCTGCTGTTCGCAAGGCTGTGGACGATATCGTCTTTGACCTTTATGGCGAGGAGAATCCCCGTCAGTTGGAGGAATATCAAAAAACGCCCAAACAGGGCATGACAATGGGAGGTATAAAGTGATGGACAGAAAAATGGTGAATTTCATCAAGGAGCAGTATCCCCCCGGCACCCGCATCCGGCTTAATTCGATGGAGGACCCTTATCATCCCATTCTTCCCGGCACGGAGGGCGAAGTGGACTTCGTGGACGATAAGGGGCAAATTTTTATGAAGTGGGACAATGGCCGCACGCTGCCACTCATTCCCGGCGAGGACAGCTTCACCGTGCTGCCGCCCAAGCTGACCACCCTCAAGCTGTATATGCCCCTGACCGCCGATCTCTACGAACGGAACGAGTACGGTGATCTCGATGACAGCAGCACATTGCTGGAGGGTCATGAGCTGCGGGGCTATCAGAATCAGATCACGGCGGCGCTGGTGAAAAACCGGATGCCGGAGGAGGCGGAGCGAGGTCTCATGCATTGGTATGATGAAGCCGACAACGTCAACACCAAGGTCCACTCCGCTGTGTTCACGGTAGATAGCCGAGGTGGAGAGCTCTGGGGCGTGGCGGAATGCCGTGTTGCCGGTGAATTGTCGGACACCGAAATGGATACTTTGAAAGAGTTTATCACCGGACAGGCTTCGGACGGCTGGTGCGAGGGTTTTGAGCAGCGGGAGATCTCCGTGGATGACGGCGGTGAATTGTATGTCCACTTTTGGAACTCGGACCAGTGGAGCATCCAGACGGAGCAGGAACGCTTTGAGCCAAGGCTTTCTGAAGGTTACACGGCGGAACAGCGGATGGGGGGACTGTAAAATGTTCGATACAAAAGAGATGCAAACAAAATTTATTTCCAATATGGCAGAACGGCTCAATACCATGAATTTTCGCGCAAGATTTCGAGAGGACGGAGATCTTACGGTGAGTAGTTCGATCAACTTCCTGGGTGTTGTCGGAAAGACTGGCGAACTATACTGCAATTCCAAAGACCTCTGCAATCCATACAGGCGATTTCAATTGGAGAGAATCCTCCAAACGATGGATGCCGTTCGCACGGAAATGGTACAAGCCAATACATCAACACCGGAAGAAGCACTGGAATTAGAAACACTGCTGGGGGCATATCCGAGCCGACAGCAGGCACAGGAGGAGAAGCCTGAACCGAAACAAAACGAAGATGCAACGCTCAAAATGGTACATGAGCAATCTTCTGAAAAGAATCCTTCCCAGTCCAATTTGTCTGAGGGACTGCCGGAACTGTGCTTCTCCACTCTCCCCGGCACCGGGGAACTTATCTGCATCAAGCGCGGTGAGAGCGGTTATTATCCAAGTGATTGGAGTACAGATGACCCTGCACAGAACCGTGAGCTGGCGGACTACAACAACGAACGCCTTGGGGTGACGCGGGAGCAGCGGCTGGCAATGGAGTGCGGCAGCATGCACGGCTGGGATGTCCCCGGCGCTGACCCCGGTTACTATGAGCAGAAAATGGGAGGAATGAAGTTTGGCTAAGAAAGTGTTTGCCGTTTATCTGGCAAAAGAGGACGTTCCAAACAGCGAAGCCTACGCAACGCTGGAACTGCCTGCCTCCCCGTGGGAGCTGTGGGACGCGATGGAAAAGGTGCGGCTGAAGGATGGCGAAGCACTGTACATGGAGATCGACGATTACTATGCTTTCGAATATCTTGCCCCGCATTTAGAGGAGCTGGATATCAGTCTCAACGAGCTCAACGACCTTGCCGCAAGGCTTGCGACGTTGGATGAGGTACAGGGGATCGCCTTTGAGGGACTGTTCTCCATGGAGGTGCAGAAAAAAGTAAACACCAACGGCGGTATCATCACGCTGCAGGATCTGCGGGATCTGGCGGTCAGCGCAAAAACAGACTGCTATCATGTTGTGGAGGCCGCGGATGACGCCCAGCTTGGCCGCTTCTACGCGGAAAACGACTTTGTCCCCGAACTGGACGGCGTATCCAACGAGGTGTTCGAGATGCTGGACTTCGCCGGCATCGGAAGAATGATGCGGTGCAGTGAAAACGGCGTTTTTGTGGACAGTCTGTATGTACTGCGGGATGGCGAATTGACCACCGCGCCGCCCGTCCAAAAAACGCTGCCGGGAAAGCCGGGATACCTCTTCCGGCTCACGCTCGGACTGCATCCCGACATTGGATGTAACCGCACGACGGAGCTGGATCTTCCGGCGTCAGGAGAAGCGCTGGCTGCGGCGCAGGAGCAGCTCTGCACTCTGAATTGGGAAAACACCGTTGTCCTCAACTATGACGGCATTCTTCCCAACGCTGCCTTTTTCGCAGACCTCCCCACTGAACTGGAGGCGTTCAACGAGTTCACCAAGGCAGTGCAGGATATGCCTTTTCCTGAAAAGCAGCTTCCAAAGTTGAAGGCTCTGTTGGAGCAGTTCGAGGTACGGGACATCGAAACCGCCCTGTTCTTGACGGAGCATCTGGCGGACTACGTCCTCACGCCGGACTTGAGTTCCCCGCAGGAAACAGCCATTAACCACCTACGCTTCATGGCGGATGACCATTCGGCGGAGCTGCTGCTCTCCCATGTGAACCTCTACGCCTACGGCTGCGACCTCATCAAGGAGGACAACGCCACACTCTCACCCTACGGCCTGCTGCACCGTGCGGACTATCAGCCCATGCTGTCACCAATGCAGGAAACACAGAAAATGGAGATGAAAATGAAATGAACAAGGAACAATTTCAAGAAAAGTATAAGCTCTCCTTACCGCTCAAGACGCGGAAGGAATTCGAGGCGGCCCGTCGCAGGATGGGCGCTCTGACCAAGGACGAAAAGACGATTCTCTCCGCCATCGTTCTGCAAAAGGGCGAGGCTGAGGCTGGGGAGATTCTTGCAAATTCACCGGAACAGTTGAACGATTACACGATCCTCAAGGGCGTCAACAGCTACGCCGCGCTGGGCAGATATTATCTCGCCAACGAAACTTCCGTCCCAGAGGAGCTGTATGAGTTCATGGACCTGGGCGCGTTGGGCTGCCGCTATGAGGACGAGCATCCCGGCGTGTTCATCGGCAGCGACTATGTGCGGTATCCCCCGCAGAAACAGGAAATGGAGATGAAGATGAAATAACACCGCCTTGACCCGTAAAACGGGCAAGAAACTTTCAGCACTTCCCTTCCCGGCATCGCATCGCGGCATAGGTGATGAGATCCTCCGGCGTAAGGACGTTTCCATCACAGGGGATCTCACCCCAGATTTTCCGTACAGCAGGGTCAGGGCTACACATTGCCATCGCCATAGCCAGACGGATCTCCCTGCGCACCTCTTCCACGGTGGTATGGTGTCTGCGGGCTACTTCCAGCAGAGCTGCTTCGGCACGAATATTCATTTGTTTCATATTGTTCACCCCTTTCTTTTTGGAACGGTTATCGTTCTTATAGAACTACAATACCACAGGAGTCTACGGGAAATATGTCGAACGCGGTCGAAAAAAACAGAGGTCTGCAAAAAGCAAACCTCTGTCATACTGTTACTGGAATTCGGTGATCAATGCGTCCAGCACATTCATCACCTTACGCTGCCCGTCCGGGGAAAGCGTCCTCAAACGCTCGGAGAGCTCCGTGGCTCGGAGCATCGTCGCTGCGTTCAAGCTGTCCTGAAGAAGCTCGTCTGTCCCAACATTGAGCACATTGGCAATAACAACCAGCTTTTCCAGCTTTGGCGGCTTCACGCCCCGCTCTACAACGCTCACATGGTCCACGCTGTAATCCACAGCGGCAGCAAGTTCTTCCTGCGTCATGCCGACTCGCTCGCGAGCGGCCTTGATCCGTTTACCCAATGCGACCTGATCCATACGCAATCTCCTTTTGAACGGTATCCGTTCTTAAATTATATGGGAGATGGCGTTTGTTTCACAGGAGCACACAGGGCGATTACCGTTCTACAAGAACGGAACATTCAGAAAAACAATCACACTTAGGGGCCGCATTCCCGGAGGGGGAAAAGCGGCCCCTTCTTTTTTGCGCATTGTCCCTTCCTCCGGGAGTACAGCCCCGGAAAGGAAATCACAATGCAAAACGAAAAAATTCTGGCATATCTCGAAGGCTCTTGTTTCGGAAAAGCGAACCGCGCCAGCGGAACGGAACTGGAGCGGACCCTCCATATCAGTGGGACTTGCCTGCGAAAGCAGGTCAACCGGCTGCGGTGCAAGGAGCACCCCATTGCCAGTGACCGCAGCGGCTACTTCTATGCCACCAATGCCGGCGAGGTCTATGACACCATCCGCCAGCTGAAGCAGATGGTATCCGGACTGGAGGCGGCCATCAGCGGTCTGGAACGGTCCATGGAACGCTTCCGGGAGCATGGGGAGGCCGGACATGGCTAAGCCGCCCTTTCCGTGGATCGGCGGCAAGGAGAAGATCGCGCCCTACATCCTGCAAACCTTTCCCCCGAAGCTGGTGCAGTATGTGGAGCCCTTCGGCGGCAGCGGCGCGGTGCTGCTGGCGCTGCCCCAGGACCCAAGCCGCTTGGACATCTATAATGACTTGGATGCCGAGCTGGTGAACCTGTATTCCTGTATCAAGGAGTGCTCCAACGTTCTGCTGCGGGAGCTGAAATTCCTGCCCATCCACAGCCGCAGGCTTTTCGAGTATTACCGCGACTTTGTCGCCCACAAAGAGGTCTACTATCAAAATGTGCAGGCGGAAATCGCGTGTCTGGGCGACCGCTCCTGTTTTACGGAGGAACAGGCCGGGGAGCTGCTCCCCATTTTTCAGGAGCGGCTGGCACTGTTCGATGTAAAACGGGCGGCGGCGTATTACCTCGCCATCCGGGGCAGCTTCAGCGCGACGGTCACCTCCTTCGGCGTCAAGGGCATGGATGTCGAAAACCTTTTGAAGCTGTTTCCACCGGTGTCCGCACGGCTGAAGGACGTGCCGCTGGAGAACAAAAACGCCTTGCAGCTCATTCGGGAGCGGGATCGGGAGGACGGTCTCATCTATGCCGATCCACCCTATGTCAAAACGGAGCGGATCTATCGGATCGTGGGAAAAACCAGACGTTTCCGTAAGTTCCATGTCCGGCTGTGGCAGGTGCTGTCTGCCTGCAAGGGCTATGTCGTCCTCTCCTACAACGACTGCTCCTTCATCCGCAAACTCTATAGAGACTGGTACATTTTATCCTTCCAGCGCGGCAACCCGCTGTCTCAGAAAAAGGGCGCGTCCTTTGGCGAGCTCATCATCACCAACTATGACCCCCGCCCTTATATGACCCGTCAACTGAACCTCTTTGACGAGTCTCTGGGCGAGTGGGAGCTGAAGCTGGTTCACATTCCAAATCATCCACCAAGACGGAAAGAAAGCTCAGCCGGATGTAGGGCTTCTAACCAAAACTTATTACAATAGGAGGCAAACAACATGAAATTCCATTTGAACCATGACCCCGCGAACAAGACCCTTACCATTCCCCGCGCCGCGCTGCAGCTCTCCGGCCTTGCCGAAACCAGCGATCTGACGATCCATACCGAAAACGGCTGCGTTCTGCTGCTGCCGGACAAATTGTCTGTCGCGCAAACGCTGAAAACCTTCCAGCTGCTGACGGCGATCAACGCAGAGCTCCTGTTCCGACTGGCAAAAAGCAGCGCTCTGGCCCACGGCGCCGAAAATGACGCTTGCGATGGATGCCATTGGGAAAAAGAGTGTTTTCAGGATGTCCTGCCGCTGTGTATGCTGGCAGAGGCCGGCATCGACCCGGAGGAAGGCGATTTTGAATGCGCGGTGAAGGACGGTACGCTGGTGCTGCGGTCCGACGCTGATACAAATGTATATGAAATGATGAAGAGTCTGGATGATGACTTCCGCGATCTGCTGAAAGGCGCGGGCGTTTCGTTGTCCGGGCTCTTCCTGCTTTTGAAGGAGGAACTGGATCATGACGAATGACACCTATCTCTACCCCTACTCCTCTGCCGAGGCGAGAGATCGGGACGAGCTTCCTCTCTGGCGGGAGAGCCACAAGGCGAACATCGCCTGCCGCAACGCCATCGAGGACGCCATCCGTCAGAGCTTCGACGGAATGCATCTGGACAAGAACTGCATCACGCCGGTGCTGGAGGAATACGGCTACAAGCGCACCGCGTGGGTGCTTGCCAACACCCTGCACGAACTCAAGTGGGACGGGCGCTTCGGCCATGGCAACAAGCAGTGGGCGGAGCGCACCTGCATTCCCAAAGACATCAACCACAACAGCGATTTTGTTGTCCGAAGCCATCCGGCTGTGCTGGATGGCTTCGTCAGTTTCTACCGCAAGGCAGTGCAGGCGTTAAATCTCTTTGGCGCGGAGCATTGCGTTGGTGACCGCACCGAGCAGGACTTCACCGGCAAGGTGCTGGTGCTGTCGCCGGAGGCGCTGCGGGAGCAGTATTGGGGGCAGGATTACCAACTTCTGTATGCTCGGAGCGGTTTTGGCTGCGAGCCGCATTCCTGTGGTCGAGCAGTCTTTGCCACCTGCCTCTCGGACGGCGAAACAGCCAGATGGAACCGGGAGGATTTCATCGGCGTACTGGATGACAAGTTTCTGCCCGGATGGGCGCGGGAAAAGCTGGAGGAGCTGATGACACAGGAACAGACGGACGCCCCCACTATGGGCGGTATGAAAATGAAGTGAGGAGGATACTTGCATGAGCGTGACCTATTACACCGTGGACGATCTTCGGCCCGGAAGATCCGGCTGGGGTGTGAAGCGTTTTTCCGC